AATAACTTTATTAAAACACAATAGTTTGATAAACACACTGCATAATATTAATTGCATTTACAAACTTTGGATTGGTGGGTGTGTCTTGCTAAAGTCTTGCAAATGCTTAAACGACAATGGCAAGAACACAAAACGAACAATTAATAGCTTTTAAAGGGCATATCACAGGAATTAAAAGAGAAATAAGAATACTCAGTACATCAATGTATAAATTAGAGAAAAAGGTAGAAAACCTTTACTGGTCTATACTTGTTGCTACTGGAAGTTTAGCTTTAGCTTTAATAACAATATTTCTTGCTAAATAAAACGAATACAACTAATAGGTAGTCTATGGACACTAGAAGGATTCTGATTATTTCAGATTTGCACCTACCATATCATAGAGAAGATTCTTTTGATTTTTTAAAAGAGTTAAAAAAACAATATAAGCCAACATTCGTAATGTCTATAGGTGATTTATTGGACCACCACGCTTTATCATTCCACGATTCAAACCCTGATTTATTTTCTGCTGGACACGAATTAGCTAAAGCAAAAGATTATGTAAAAGAATTAGAATCAATATTTCCTGAATTAATTGAAATAGATTCCAACCATTCATCAATGGTTTATAGACGAGCATTAAAACATGGTATGCCTAGAGCTTACTTAAAAGAATACGGAGAATTTTTAGGAACTAAAAGATGGAAGTGGATTGATGATTTAACAGTTACCTTACCTAATAAACAAAGGTGCTTATTCACTCACGGAAGATCTGCTGATGTTTTAAAAGTTTCTCAAACCAATGGAATGAATTGTGTTCAAGGACATTTTCATACTAAATTTAAAATTGAATACTGGGCAAATCCAGATAACTTATTTTGGGGTATGCAAGTTGGTTGTTTAATAGATCAAAAATCTTTAGCTTTTGAATATGCTAAGAATTTTAAAACTAGATTTATAATTGGAACTGGTTTAATAATAGATTCACAACCAAAATTAGCACCTTGTGTTTTAAATAGAGATGGCAAATGGATAGGCAAGTTAGTTTAAAAGAATTACTATTTTCTGAGACTGCAACAAGACTTGGAATAGATAACACTCCAACAGATCAAGTTTTAATAAATCTACAAACATTAATCTACGAAGTTATTGAACCAATCATAAATCAATTTGGCGATATAAAAATTACTTCTGGTTATCGTTCTCCAGAACTTTGCAAAGCAATAGGAAGTTCTACAACATCACAACACACTCTTGGTCAAGCTGTTGATTGCGAAGTTATAGGAGTGCCTAATAAAGAACTAGCTGACTGGGTAGTTAAAAATTTAACTTACGATCAAGTAATTTTAGAATTTTGGAAACCCGAAGAAATAAACTCTGGTTGGGTCCATATCTCTTATAACAAATCAAATAATCGTAAAATGTATTTAAGAGCTTACAAAGCTAATGGAAGAACGGTTTATGAAGTCTTATAAAAAACAAGTTGGTGGAAGCCACTATAAAAAATACCAGATACAACCAGTAGAATTTATCATTAAAAATAATATTGGATTTGTAGAAGGAAATATCATAAAGTATATTTTAAGATTTAAAGAGAAGGGTGGTGTTCAAGACTTGTTAAAAGCCAAACACTATATAGAATTGCTTATAGATTCTACTAAAAGCAAATAATATCGTTTAAACTGATTTAGACGCATTTTTAGGCATATTGGCTTAAATATGAGTATAACCTCATAAAAACCCTAAATATTAAAAAAAAGGGGTATTTTGATGGTTTAAACACTATAAAAGGAACATTTAGAGAACACTATGCAGATAATTAAAATAGACACAGATTTTACACCAGAAACACACGATTTAACAGAAACATCTCAACAATCTTCTGCAATCATAACTGGTTCAGGAATAGTAAGAATAGCAGTTAGAGGAACACACGCACATATTAAAATAGGTTATAACCCAACAGCAACAGAAGAATCTATACTTTTGCCACAAGATACTGTTGAATATTTTCAAATAAGATCAGGGCAACAAGTTGCATTTATTAAACACGGAGACGGAAATGGCGAAATTAATTTCTGTGCAATAGACTAATATGCTACCAGCTTTAAGTGCTTTTGCACCACTCCTTACAACAATATTTAAAACAGTTGATAAAGCTATTCCTGATAAAGATTTAGCTGAAAAATTAAAAGCTGAAATGAATATGCAATTAATGCAATCTGGCACAGAAGAAATGAAAGCATCTGCAAAAATTATTGAAGCTGAAGCTAAATCTAATTGGTACGTATCTGGGTGGCGACCAACTCTTATGTACTTACTTATTTTAATTGTAGCTTGGAATTATATTCTTAGTCCAATTTTATTTCTCGTTCTTAAAATTAAAACACAAGTAGAACTTCCTTCTGATGTTTGGACATTACTCACAGTAGGTTTGGGTGGCTATACTATCGGAAGATCTGGAGAATCTATTGCTAGAAGTTTAGCAACAAGACCAATAAGCAAGAATCAAGAAAATGGATAGTTTAAAGTTAAGCGATCAAACGCAAGTATCTTTACCAATAAAAAATATAGTAGCTATTGTATCTGCTATCGTTGTAGCTGTTTGGACTTACTTTGGAATCGTTGAAAGACTTAATAGACTTGAAACTAATGAGAAGTTAATGTCGCAAGACTTACTTAAAAAAGCAGAACAAACTCCTAAGAACCAAGAGATGTATATGTTGATTGAGTATCAAGCTAAATCAATAGACAAGCATTCAAAACAATTAGAAGAAAACGTACACACTAAAGTAATCATTAGTCAATTAGAAAAGAAAATAGATAAGCTAGAAAAAGAATTAGATTCATTAAGAGGTAAGTAATGGGTGAAATAATATTTGCTTTATTGATGTTCCTTAATGGTAATCTTGAAAACTACTCTCCAAAAAATAACCTTGCTGATTGTTTAGAACAAAAACGTAAGGTAGAACGTGATGGTAACACAAGTTCTATAAGAATGGAATGTAAAGAAATAGAAGCTATTGTAGAAACTGATAAATTTGGTGTTAAAAGGATTAAAGAAATTAAATCAAAATGAACTGTTATCTAGTCACTTATGCTATCACATTTGTTAAAAAAAATTCTGATAGTTTTGCTGATGATATTGCTTATGTTAGATTTTTTGATACTGGTACTTTTCCTAATTCCATTAATTTTTTATCATCACTTAAACAAACTACTAAATTAAGAATTACTGGTGTTGAATGGGAATACGAAATGATAGATTTTGAAGATGAAATTGAATACGAAATATCTAATACTTTCCACTAGATCGGTAATAGATAATATTCTATTCCATCATTCCAAGATTGAATCTTTGATTGTGGCAACAATTTTAATATTTGATCTATTGATTTAAAACGAACTCCGTCTTTAAAACAAAAGGCAATAGTATATTGAGTAAATCTATTATCGCAAAACATCTGTGCAAAAGTAATATACTTCTTTAAGTCTTTTAATTTAATTTTGTTACTGGCTTTGACCTCAACGAAGAATTGTTGTTGTTTGGGAGCTTCTTTTTTGGAATAAACAAAGTAATCAGGCATCGCAGACAATAAACCAAGTTTATTAAAATAAGGAATAGGGGAATTAGCAAAATCAGAATCATCATTAAAAAGAAGTTTTTTATAATGAAAAGATTTAGACTTACAATATTCTTCAAACCTTTGTTCTGCGAAGTCAATATAGTTTGAAACTCGTTCTTCATATTTAAGTTCATTTAGTTTTCCTTCTGGTTGTATTATTTTCATCTACTTAACTCACGATTGGTTACTAACCAACTTCTGTATAAATCTACCCAGCTTTGTAAGTTAGCATATTTTGATTTGGCTTTAGAATAATCTCGTTCAGCTTCACAAAATCCCTCAATATGAGTATTATATTCTTTAGTACACATAGCTCTTTTTTCTGCTTCCACCATAGAGCAATTACTAATAGTTTTTTCATTAACAGTTAATTGTGCCAAAATAATTTTTTTATGTTCTTCTAATCTTCTGAAATTATAAAGTGCTTGGCACATATCATCAGCATATTTATCAAGCTGATCTCTTATGTCATCTGGGTTTCTTAAAGCAAAGTCCTGCATATCCTTCCTTTTCGTTTTATAGTTGTGTTACTAACCTAAGCTAGTAATTCTTCAAATTTCAAAACCACTTTTGTTTCTAAAGCATCTTTAAGTCTTTTTGCCTTTTCCATTTTATGCTTTAGTTCAAAATATTTCATAGACACTCTATGATGCCTGTCCCTTAAATTTTGAACTTGATGTTTTATTTTCTCCATCAATTTTTTTTATTCTTGTTGATTTGAATTTAATTCCAGTTATTTCAAGATCAACAAATTTGCCTTTCTCTTGTGTAAGTGCCTCTTGTTCATTATTGAACTCCTCTTTATAAATACCAGTAAATTCTAAATATTTATAACGCACTATCATTTTAATTTTATATATTAAATTTACACAAATAACAATGGGCAGAGTGGCAAAGCCAAAGGGAATTTGGGGGAAAATCTTTGCCACTCAAAAAATTATTTAAAAGTTATGCTTATAGACAAGTTTCATATCTTTTATAAAACTATCTATTGCTTCCTTATTACACTCTAAACCTTTTGATTCAAGTGCAGATTTACACATAGCCATTACGAACATATATTCATCTTTATTAAAAGATTTAACAGGTTCAACAGTTAATGTAGCACCTAATTCATTAGCAACATTTTGTGCCTCAAATTCCTCTACATTAAAGCTAGTATCTGGTTGAATGTTCTCTTTAAGTTCTTGTATTTTTAAAGTGTTGTTTTCTGATGCCACAAAATTAAATGCTTTATCCGCACCTTGTGGAGACCAAATAGTATAAGCAAAAGAAACTTTTTTACCTTCTTTGATAAACTCAGGTATATATTTGCCTTTGATTATAAATATTTCATCACCGATATAGAACTTATGATTTACCTTATCATTAGGTAAAGGTTTGCCAGTTTTATCATTATAATTATGATAAACTTTACTTATTACTCCTTGTTTGTGTGCCATTATTTCTCCTTCTTGTTATTTAAAAAGCGATGCAATTTTAGGCAAGAGATCGCAACATCTTGCATTTCACTATTTATTGGAAATTCTGCTATGTTAAGTTTTCCTTGTTTAGTACAATTAACAATAACACCTTTATTAATTTTTATATCTAGCTGTTCCTCTAAAGCCATAACATACAGATAAAGTTGGACATAATAACTTTCTCTTATGCCAGAACTTGTTTTCCAATCATAAATTATGTACTCATTATTTTTCTTAAATAAAGCATCTAGCGTTCCAGTATATTTATGAATACGAGATAAAACTTTAGTTTCAGTAAAAACTAACTCTAAACCTTCTTGTAAGTCATACCACTCTTTAAATTTATTAAATGATTTTTTCATTAAATCATTATGGATTTCTGGAATTGTTTTATTATGAATATAATTTTCAATCATATCGTGAACTTGACTGCCAACGTGACCAGCTTGGTTCATATTAGAGTTTGCCGCCTTTTTAATTCTGTCAGCAATTTCTAGTAATTGAATTTCATCATAAGATTTACCAGCTTTGATTTGACGAAGAAATTCTTCGCTACACATTTTACTGGTCCAATTACCAATAATTGTTGCGTTTGTTAAAACTTTAGTAATTCCAGTAGCCGAAGGTAATTCTTCCTCATTCCAATAATACTTATGTGGTATCGGATCAAAATACAAAGTTTCCTCTGTATTGTCTTTAAACTTTAGTTTATGTTCTTCCATTTTGCCTTCCCTTTATTTGTTAGTTAGTCTTAGTTATTATCCATAGTATTATAATAAATACTATAATTATAAATATAATTTTATACATACGGATAAATTTTTTCTAGTTTTCCTGTAAGTTGATACAAATATTCATCTTTAATAACAACTTCTTTAATGTATCTTTTATGATTTGTTAAATCTTTTTCATAAATAGAATCTATAGGGACATTAAAAAATTTAGAATACTTATATATTTGAATAGCACCCAATTCATTTTTACCAATTTCAAATTTACTTATTTGTTGTGGTATAATTCCTAAAAATTTACCTAAGTAAGTTTGATTTAATTTAGTTTTTCTGCCATTAACAAACATACAAGTATTTTTTCTTAACCAACGAATATTTTTACCTATTAATTTATTTAATTCGCTTCGTTCCATATTTCCTTCCATCTTTTATGTTGTTGCTTCCAATAATCGCTATTTATATCTGGATTATAAAATGGATATTCTTTATAAAAATCTTCTAAAGACATATCCTTATTTTTAACCTCACAAAGAGTGTAATAATAACCAGCTTCGCTAGAACAATTATATCTAGCCCAGTTAGGATTCTGGCTTAAATCAAACAATCTTTTTATTTCATCTTTAACTGTTTTCATATTTTCTCCTAGTTAATAACTGAATGACCTCTACCTTGAAGGCATCTTCTAGTATAATTTTCTCTAGTGCGTTCCTCTTTAGGAGTAATACCCAGAGTCCAAACTCTTAAAACATTGTTATTTAACCAAGAAGCCACTTCATCTGCACCAGATAAACTAGATTCAGCTAACATTTTACAATGCTGTATATCATTAGTCACTTCCTCAGCTTTACTGTTTGGAAATGT